CGCGGCCCTGATCGAACTCGCCCCAGTGCGGCCCGCCGCTCACGCGGCACCCGGCGCCGGCAGAACGGCCGCAGGCGTGGCGCCGCCGGGAACGGAGCCGGTCGCCTGGAGAACCGGCAGAAGCTGCTTGATCGCGGCCTCGATGTCGCTCTCCTTGCGCAAGAGCAGAGGCTTGCAGCCGAGCAGCCGACGCTGCTCCTCTGCGTACTTGAAGATATCGATGACGATGGCGCCGATCTGCGGGCCGAACCGCGCATTTATCATTTCCGCGAGCTTGTCGTTGCGGATCAATTCCTCCTGCTCCTGCGCGCGGAGCAGCGGTGAAATAGGCTCAAGCGCGATCAGCGCGCCGTCCTTCTCGCCAGTCTCGGTGATGAGCGGCAGCGTGTTCCGCTGGAGCAGCAGATACGTGAACCGCCTATACAGCGGGATTTGCAGTTCCTGCACGAGATTCGTCGCCGGCGTACCCATGCGGCGCGCGCGTTCGGCGCGTTCGTCGGCCCATTGGAAGGCGGTCGGCGGCGTCTTGCCCAACTGCTCGGGGCGGTCCTGGTAGTGTGCGCGGCGCACGACGCTGCGCTTTTCCTCGATCTCGAACGCCTGCACGTCGAACCGCGCCTTGCTCTCGATCACCTCGGGCGGCTTCGAGCCAGGCGCACGCGGAATCCAATCGCCCGGATTGACGCCGTTGTCGATGTTGACCACGCCGTCGTCCTCGTAGGAGGTGACGCCATCAACGTGCTTGTCATAGTTTTTCAGGCTCAGATAGGCGAAATGGTTGAGCGTCTTGATCGCCGGAAGGACGCGATAGGTCGGGCCGACGCCGTAGGCCGTGGTCGAGTCGCGCGACCAGCGCGCCACGATGAACGGGCAACTTCCCGGCCCCTGCCATGTCTTGTGGTAGATCTTCTTGCCGTTCGCCTCGACGATGTAGTGGTAGGTCTCGTTGCCGCGGTCGGTCCAGTCGCGCCAGCAACCATCGGTGACCTCGACGTCCTGCTCGTTTCCATCCGCCGGCGCAGGACCAAGCTTGGTCATGTCGGCATCGGGCCAAAGCACGGGGATTTCGCTGCGCAGGTAGGTCTTGCGGCGGAAGGTATCGACGGTGCCGTAGGGACCGCGCACCAGGATCGCATCGGTGGCCGGGATCGCCTCGACATGGATCGGCTTCGCCGCGTCCGTGTCGGTGACGATCAGCACCATCGTGCCGGGGCCAAGGTCGAGATAGGCTTCTTGCAACGCCTGGTACAGCGGCGAGCGCGACATTTCCGCAAACACGATGCGCTGCCGTTCCGCCATCGGCTTGGCGATCAGCGCCTTCACAGTCTTGTCGAGCGCCGCGACCGGCTGCTCCTCGATCCAGTTATTTTTTTGCGGCGTGAACGTGTTCAGCATATCCGCCGAGAAATCTTCGAGCGTCGTCGCGATCGTCTCGTCGAAAATCTCGTCGATCTCGGGCGTGTGCTGCGTCGCGCCGAACTTGTGCCGCCACGGCATCGCGTATTTGTAGCAATCGGCGAGGCGCGACTGATGGCGCTGACGGTCGCGCAGACCACGCTCGACCAGCCGCGCCATGGTCTTGAGAAGCGGATCGTCGATGTCGCTGTCTTGCTGCGCGGGCGGCTTGAACGGGATCGGCGCGGAGGCCATGGGCTCAGCCCTTGCCGAGCAGCGAGGTCAGCAGGCGCCGGCCGACCGGCCCGGAAATGGAACGGTTCTGCAGCGACCCGATGCCGTTCTGCTGCGTGGATTGCGTCTCAAGCCGCAACTGATCCTGCGTCGCCCGGATTTTGTCCTCCTCCGCGCGCTGCTTCAGCCGCTCGCGTTCCGCCGCGATCGCCGGGTCCTCGGTCGGTGCGGCCTGCTGCGGCGGGGGGTCGGGAGACAGAAAACCCAAGGTCGTCCTCCGGGCGCGCGACGATCTCCGCGCCTCGGACGAGAAGGTGGCGGTAGAGGCCGAACGGTCCCAACGCACATGAGCGGACGCCGAGCAGCGCCTTGATCGCGCCGACGCAGAAGAAGGCCGCCGGGTGACCGTTGCGGTTCTGCGCGCCACGCACCCTCAGAATCGCCGCACTGGTTCGGACAAGATGCTCAAACCGCGGGCCGAACTCGGTGTCGCTCGCCACCTCGATCACCGTGCCGCGGCCGGCCGGGTTGAAATACACCCATCGATCTTGGCCGGGATACCACGCAGCGGCGCAGACATGCCGGAAGCCCGGCCGCAAGAACCGCGTCCACCACCAGGCACCGTCGGCCTCGCCGAAGAAAACCAGCCACATCCGCGGCGGCGGTTCGGCGGGCTGCGCCACCGGCTCGATGCGGACCAGGCCGAGCATCTACCAGCCCCGGACCGTTTGCGGCCGGGAGGCTTGCGGCCGCGAGAATGGATTGTAGGCCGTGCGGGTCTGCACTGTCCGCGCCGGCGCCGAGCCGCGCATGGTGACGCCCCGCCCCTCGCCCCCGCCGAGCACCGCGTACTCGAACGCCTCGCAGATGTGCGAATACTGGTTCTTGTGCGGCTCGTCCGAATAGCGCTCGCCGGACGTTTGCAGCCGCCGGAAGTGATAGCCGCCCGACATTCCGGTGATGAACGTCGTGCACGACGGATCGACCAGCAGCGAAGGCTTGCCCTCAATCGTGCGGCACAGCACGGTCTCGACCGCCTCCTTGCGCAGACTGTCCAGGTTCTGCCCCGGGGCGGGCCGGACGCGCATGCCGTGCCCCTCGAAAATCTTGAACGGCGTCGTGTCGTCGGCCTGGCCCTGATAGCCGCCCGACGGATCGCCCCAGAAATGAAACTCGAAGCCCGGGAAATGCGTCGCGAGGTCGCCCTTCACGATCGGCGCGAACTTGTTGGCGCCCATGTCGCGCCCGATGATCTCGCGCAGCACATACCACCGGCCGCGCAGGTTCTGACAGCAGATCGCCCCCGGCTGCCGGCCGAAGTCCTGGCCGACGATGATCGGCAGGCCCTGCACCGGCTCGATGTGCTTGCTCGCCACGTGCACGTCCCGCCGAAAATCGGGGTAGACCGGCTTGCCGTCCACCACCACCGACGAGCGGTTCATGATGTTGGCGTCGATCCAGCTTTTCGTCTTGCCGCCGATCTTCTCCTTGTAGAAATCCGGCGGCAGGTACAGCAGGTTTTCGGCATCGGGGTTCGGCAGGTATTTCCCCGTGAACGTGCCGTTCTCGAAAATCTCGATCAGCCCCGGCGGCTGCATGAAGAACGCCCAATTGTCGGGCTTCCGCAGCGCCAGCTTCTGCTCCTCGGTCATCCAATCCGGCGGCGGGGTGTCGCCGCGCATGATCGGTATCCAGTGATCCGCCGGCGGCGCGTTCGTGTCGAGGATCAGCCCGCCCCACACGCACCCGCCATCCTTCACCGCGGGATAGCGCGGCGGCGACACGCGCTCGACCGCCTCGCCGATCACGCCGAAATCCGCGAACTGGCCTTCGTTGAACCAGATCAGCGACGGCTCCAGCGATTTGAAATGCGACTTCGCGTCCTGCAAATCCTCCATCGCCACGAAAATGACGTCGAGTTCGAGCGACCCGACGCGGATTTCATGGCGGAACGGCTTCGACCAATAGAACCGCCCGAACTCCTTCTCGGGGAACCAGTCGAGCCACGTCTTGACCGTCGTCTCCTCCAGCTTCGCGTAGGTCTCGCGGTAGACGTAGGCGCGGAACCGCTGCTTGCCGTCGCGCTGCTTCGGCTGCGCCATCGCCTGCTGGTAGATGTGCATGCAGCACGCCGACGACGTGCCGCTTCCGACCGGTCCCTGGATGACCTTCACCCGGGACTTGTCGTCCATCATGAACCGGCGAAGCTCTTTGCCGTCCGCCTGAAACCGCCGCTGCTCCATCACGCGCCGTCCCCGCAATCGGATGGCGAACCGAGGTCGGGCAACAGCGAACGCGACGACCGCCGTTCCACCACCGCGCGTTCGCGCGCATAACGAAAAGCGTTGAGGTCAACGACGTTCGTGCGATCAGCCGGTTCGCCGCCCGCATCAGCAGTCGCTCGCTCAATCCGAACGACCGGCAGCACAATCGGCGGGAGCGGCTTCTTCGCCATGCCGCCACGGTGCGCGGCTCAACACCGCCCGCCCAACGCACAGATTTCCAAGTTCAAAAAAATCCGAAACGTCAGAATGGTTCTTGGGAGAAATCGAGGGGGAAAGGGAGCCAGACCCAGGCGTCGCCCAATTTACCCCGGCGGGGGTCGCGAGCGGCCGCGCCTGGCGTTCGACCACCCCCACCCCCTTTGACATACTGCGCCGGTATGTCACTGCCCGACGCTAGCGTTATCAACGGCTTAGGCTCGATTGCACGCTCATGGCTTATGAACGGGCTCGGCTTCGATCACCGGCCGAGCGTCCCGCGGATCGCGCATATCGATCACGTAGCCAGGCGCTATGTTGTTGGTGATGTTGATGTTTGTGCCGCTCTCGACTGGCTTGATGCCTTCGATCGCCAGCACATGCTTCGATGCGTCGAGCGATACATGCTCGGAGTTGGCGTCCATCAGCTCGACCACGCGCATTGAGGCCCGCAGCGCTCCCGTGCCGATGGTTTCGCGGGCTTTTTGCGCGATAAACACCTGTATTTGTGGTTTCCTCAATTCGCGGGACAGGTGGAATTCGCTGATGCCCGCGCGTTTTGCGGCCTCGCGTTGGGTTACGCCCTTGGTCGCTAGTTCGGTCAACGCCTTGCGCATTCGCTTTGATATTCGGCGCTCTTTGGCCGGCGCGGGCACTGCTGGCGCGCTCTGCGGTTCGATCGTGGCGAGGTCTTGCATGCCGGGAGCATCGCGCGGGCTGATGCGCTTGCTCAACGCACAATCGGATTGCTGGTGGATGGCGACTGCGGCGGCCGTTGGCCTTGCAGTCTAAAGTCTCCGCGCTCGCAGGCTCGCTTAGAAGGAACGCGGGCGCGTGTGTTGGCGAGCGATGGAATGCGCGATTTCAAATCATCGGCGCAACGCACAAGGCGAGAATCCAGCATTATTGCTGGGTTTGCGGGTGCTGTCGGTATCAAACGGTAACCGCTTGACACGCGACGGGGTGTTGACACTTTGTCAACCCCTTGGATCGCGCAAATCACCATCGCCGGCTTGTCGCCATGCGGCTATTGCGCCGCGGCCAGGTCACCATGCGCGAGGCCGCGATGATCGCCGATGTCTCTCGGCAGAGGGTCTGGGAATGGTGCCAGGCCGCCGGCGTTGATCCGGTCAAGGCTCGCGCTGAATGGCTGGCGAAGCTGCTAGCGTCACTCGATCGGCGCCGCTGAGCATCGCCTCGCGCCTATCGGCCACCATTTCGAGCGCGCGGCGCGTGATCGAGCTAGGCGCGACGCTCGCCAGGGTGCGAATGATGCCGCACACCGTCACAGGGTCACGCCAATCCGGCACGCGAGGCCGTGCAATCCGCTTTTCCATACCGCGAAATTGGCAATTGACCGCGCAACGCCACAACGCACAAGCCTAAACCCGCCCGCTATACCGCTAACCCATTGCCCCGACTCGCGAACCTTTGCGCGATTTGCTTTTGCGCCGCTGATTTGCAGGCTTTACCGTTGTCAAATTCGCTTGATGTATCAATGCCCGATTATTTTCTTTTACATCTGTCAAAATAGTTTAAGATTGTGATTGTTGAAACCCGCCGAGCGCCAATTCGGCACAACCGCTAGGAGATACCATGAACCGCAAATTCCCATACACTGCCGAGCTTCCGACATTCCAAGCCGCTGATGACGCATGGGGCGCCGAGTTGCGCCGCGTGTTCGGCAAGGATGCCTGCAACGCGCGCTATCTGCCGCGTGGCAAAGGCGCCGAAGGATCGGACCTGCGTCGCCTGCACAATGCACGGGAAGCCGCACGGCTCGCGTGGCACCAATCCGCAACCGCCTAACCCTTCCACTCACGGGCCGCGCCAACGGCCCCAACACCGCTAGGAAAACGAACATGACGAACGAACCTAACGCAATCGAAGCTACCGAGCTCGCCTTGTATGCCGTGAATGATGGCGACCTGTACCGCCAGCGTGCAACGCCGATCATGGAAAACTTAGTCCGCAAGCACATGCGCGGCACCTACGACGCCACGCTCGCGCTCAAGGCTTGGCAATACCTCGCCGACGATGCGGCCAAAGCCTATCGGAAAGAGTTTTCGATGGTCGGCGGCTTCGACAAGCCGACCCGCGAAGCCGCCGCGAAGCGTATCGCGGACTATTACGCGGAAGGCTTGGCCGAGCTTGTTGCAGTCGCCCAGCGCGACCGTGACAACGCGGCGCAATGGTCGCTCGCGACGATTAAGGCGGCGAACGAGAAGGCCGGCCGGTACTTTTTCAGCCGAGATACGATGCGGTTTTTCGGCGACACAATGGGCAGCTTTCGGGTCCGTTGTTTCGACGGGAAAGTGTACCTGCAGCGGGTCAAGCCAATGCGGGAGCGCGACGGCCGCGATATGGGCGGCGTCGGCGACCTGCGGGAATTTGACCCCGCATCTGGCGAGATCGGCTCGGTTGGCAAGCCATGCCCGCGCTCGATCGGGGAGGGCTGAACGATGGCCCGATCCGATCAAGGCGGCGTCTCGTTCATGCACCGCATGGAAGCCGGCAAGCGTGACGCCGTGCATCACCGGAACATGGGGCGCCACGTCGGCGCCTCGGCGAAGGGGTGGGATTTCACGCGACCATCAGACCCGGACGACTACCGGGCCCGCGCTCAAATCGCGCGCGAGCAGCTTCGACTCGACCTGCAGACAATCTGGAATAACTACCAGTCTGCAATTCTCAACATTCGCCACGGGGAGGATGACTTTGATGCAATCTCAATCCCGTTCTGAGGCGCAAATGTTCATCGCCGAAATACGATCAAAGGCCGGCAGTCTCCTGTTCCATGGACAGCCGCAGGAAACGCGAGAGGAGGCCGCCCGCTACGCTTTCCGCAACGGGCCGCAGAATGCCAAGGTCGCATCAACCTCCCTCGCCTATCGTGACCCGTCGGGCAACTGGCGGTCAGCCGGCAGCGACATTCGCTGGATAAAACGCCATGAGGTTTGGCGCGATCCGCCGGCAGCGTGCGACGTAGGGCTATTCAGCGACAATGCGAAACAGGTGGATTTGGAGGATTTGCTATGACGACGTTCCCAGGATGGCGCACCATGACCGGCGCGCAACGGCGCAACGCCAAAGCCGACGCGATATTCGACGGTGCCTATGAACTCGCGGCGCGCGCCGCCGGCTGGGCGCCTACCGGCCCGCACGGCAAATGGGTCAAGTCTGGCGACACTAGCTTTTTGCAAGGCGCATACATGCCGACCGATCGCGCGTGCCGCTACATTTGCGAGGATCACAACTTGCTAGGCTTAGGCTGAAACAAGTGGCCGGCGCCCCGCCAAGGGCGCCGGCCTATCACCATGCCGCACACTCATGCCCGCTAGGACGCAAGGGGCCGCACGATGACAAAAGACGATACCACGGAACGCCGCGCCGCGATTCGACTGCTACGGTCCGGCCGCGTCACATTGTCAGAGGCCGCGGGCCTGGCCGAAACATCGCGCCAGCTCGTTTCATATTGGGCCAGGCAGGCAGGCATTGACGCCCCCGCCGCGCGCGCAAAATACCTGAAACGGCTCTGGGACACCGCCCGGAAAAGGTAGCATTTTGGCCATTGAAAACGGGTCGGGCGTTCATTTTCCATTTTGCCTCGACCGTTCGATTTTTTCCCGGAAATGATCTCGGCCACCGCCATTGAAATCACGTCGGCGGCTCAATTTCCATTCGATCCAAGGCGCGCCTAATTATCTCCGCGCAAATCCGCTCGAACCTGCGTCATTTCTACGATCTTGGGAGCATGCCAGCGCATGCGGGCCGCATGTTTTCGCTGTTCCCGCTGACGTCGGCGGAGCGCCGCCTTGTCCTTGCGCACGGTGGCGCTCTTGATCGCGCCCTTGCGCCCCAAGACCCGCATCAACTCGCGCTGCGCCTTCGGGTTCTTGATCGCCTTGAGCTGGAGCAGCTTGGCCTTGAGGTTTTCCGCAGTGATGACGGCGCCAGGCTTGGCCCTGATCTCCAGGTCGAACCCGGCCGGGAACAGCGCATCAACGATGATCTGGAGCGTTCCCCACTGCGCCTGGCGCCCGCTCGGCGCGTCGGCGTGGAGCGCCTTGGCGTAGTAGCGGTCGCTGAGCCCGGCGTACTCGTCGAACTTCGCCATCGGCAGGCCAAGCGCATCGCGCCGGCGCTCGCATTCCAGCATCACCGCTCGGTATATGCCGGTGGTCGTGTTCATTCCGCGGCCTCGGTCTTGCGGCGCCGCTTGCCGCGGAAGCCTTTCGGGCGATTCGCCTTCCAGCCAACCCACCACGCGATAGCAGCATCGATTGCCACTGCGTATTCGGTGATCTGCACTCCGATCTGCCGTTTGCGCAATTCGATCTCAGCGTCAGATTCAGGCTGGCGTTTCTCGACCGGCATGCCCCCGTTGAGGATGCGGTCAAACTCGCCGCCGGGCGCGTTCTTGCGCAGAAACGCCCCGTGAATTTCGCGGGCAAGCGGCGTCGGCTCGATGTTTTCCCAATCAAGGTTCACAGGGACACCGCGCCCGGCTGCGGCTCAAATCGGCCGGTATCCCGATCGACGAAGAAGTGGCAGACACCGCGGCGGCCGGCACCAATCTCTCGGCACTTGGCGCTGATTACGCGAGACGTGTTTGCCTCGGGATCACGCACAACCACCAGGCCATTGTCGCATTTGTTGTACCAATTCATCGAGCCTTCGATGTCGGCGAGACCGGGTGTTTTGCCTTGTTCAACGCCAGCCTTGGTTGGGTGTGCGACAAGGATCACCGCAATTTCAAGCGTTCGGCAAAGCTGCTTGAGGTACATCAGGCATTGCCCAATGTAGTCACTGTGGAGCATGTCCTTCGGCTTGGCGCGCTCAAGTTCGTTCCACGGGTCGATCAGCAACAGATCAACTTCGTCGCGCGCCACGGCCATCACAGCTTTGTCGAGCACCCATTGCAGCGTTTTCGGGCGATCGTCGTAGTGCTCCGGGAGGGCCGACTGCACGAAGCACTGCTCGGCGCAAAAGCGCTCGAAGCCAGGATCATCGCCCCAAATGAGCCGCATCTTCTCCAGGATGTGGCCCTCGTTCTCCGGCACGTAGAGCATCGATCGCATGTCGTGCTGGCGCGCCACCTGGCACAGCACGTTGAGCAGGAAAGTCGATTTCCCGTGGCCTGCGATGCCCGTAACCATCGTGAATTGGCCGGGATAAATCTTCCAAATCTCGGCCATCTCATCCCATCCAGGGCTGACGGCAATGTCCCGCACTGAGCCGCGCTGCGGCAGGTCAGCGAGCGAGTGATAGCCGGCCTGTCCGTGTCGCCCGCCGGCCACGAGCTTCAATTCGGTCATGTGATTGCCTCAGGCCAAAGGTTGCCGCTTGGGGTGACGGCCACGCCCTTTTGAGCCGCTGATTTTCGGATTCCGATCTCGCGATTGCGCTTGGCGAGAGCACCCGCCACCGCACAAAACCAGTTGCCGCCCTGGGTTCCTGCCCATTGCGTGAGGCCGAGCATTTCTGCTTCGAGGTCTAAGTTTTTGTAGGCCTTCCGCCACTGATCGAGGTGCTTGGCATTCAGGCGGATGCAACCGCTCTCGAATGCATACTTCGCCGGCGTGCCGTCAGGCGCATCATCTTTAGTTCTTAGATTCTTAGGTTCTTCTTCTTTGCGTCGGTGCTGCGTCGGCGCCGCGTCGGTTTGTGCGTCGATTGAACTGTCGGCGCCGCGTCGGCCAAACTGATATTTGTCGTAATTACAAATTGTTATGCGCGTCGTTCCCTGCGTCGAGTCGACTATCGCGCGACCGTCGGTTTTTGATCGGTTTAGAAAACGCCTTACGCGCGGCTCCGACCACTGCCAGCGCTTCGCCATAAACCGGAGCGAGAAGGCGCACTGCCCGCGCTCAAGATCGACCACGGCGTGACCAACGCGGACGCGCTTAGGTTCCCATGCGCAGGAGCCAATCAGCCAGTGCCATGCTTCCCGTTCAGTAAACGGCTCGTCGGCAAAATCAGGGTGATCCCAAATACCCCGATCAACGGCGTATACCCCGCGCTCGCTCATGCCGCCTCCCCGTCGTCGAGCACGGCGCCGACGAGGCCGGCCGTGAGAACGGTTGAGATGATCGTGGTTGCAAGCTCGCGCTCGGTGGCTCCGCGACGCTCCGCCTCATTGGTGAGGGTCGCCAGGACGTCGCTCGTGAGGTTGACCGGTATCCCGCGCGGGCGGCCCGGGGTTCGCATATGCGCGCGCTTGTCACCGTGGCTGCGTGCCCGCTGCACGATGGTGCGCACGTAGGCCGGCCTGATGTTGAGGTCGTTGCCGATCTTGATGCTGGTCTCCCCGCGGTCCCAGCGCTTGAGCACGGCGGTTTCGGTCGTGGGTGTGGTCACGAGAATTCCTCCCGCTCCCACGACCCGCCGACGCGCTTGATCGCTATGAATTTGAATGGAAATTCTGCCGCGGCGATCTTGATGCGAACGCGCGCCGCCTCGCGCCAATGCCCCTTTGTTTCGTGGCACTCCATTCCGAGGTCGCGCATCATCACCCCGAAATCAGGCTTGAACGTCGCGCCGTCAGCCAAGCGCAGATTCCAAGGTTGAAACCGCCACCACAGCACCTCGCCGCTGTGCTTGAGTACGTCGAGATATGCGGCGTAGCCCGCCTCAAGCTTGTTCATGCGGTTGGCAGGCAACTTACCGCGCGCGAATGCGCCGGCCTCATTCGCCGGCAACAAGAACGGCGGCGCCGATGTGTCGACCACCGGCGGCGATCCGGGAATGCCCCGGCGTCGCAAGTGGTCGACAAGCTCCTGTTCGGTCCAGTGCAGCGACATCAGTGTGCCGTCGCTGCTGCTTCGCCTTCCGTCGGCGCTTCGGCTTGCAGCGCCTCGCCGCGGTTCTCAGCGGCGGCTTCGTACTTCGGCTTCTTTTTCAGAAATGCCGAGGCGAGGATCGTCTGACCCTCATGCCAACCGGCAATCCACTTCTGGGCCGCATCCTGGGCGAGGTGCTGGGGCGGCTCGCACTTGTCACCGCTCATGCCGGCGGTCTTGCCTTCCTCGTGGTGGTCGGTCTGTGCCTCGAACAGCACAGGCTGCGATCCCACCGGCAAACCGGCCCATCGCGCGAGGCGCAGCATCCGTTCGACCGTGCCCTTCAACTTCTTCGGATCGGCGTTGGCGATCATCTCCTTGATTTCGGCCACCACACCCTTGCCCAGATCGTGCTTGGCCAGTTCGGCCACCGCGGACCGATCGGCCTTGGCCTTCTCGACCAGCGAATCCGCCATCTCGTAGGCGCGCTTGTGGTGCAGCGTCAGCGCGCGACGTTCGTCATCTGTGAGTTGGCTGTTGTGGCCCGGCTTCCCCGCCGGCGCATGGCCGTTGGACTCGTCGATAGCATCCTCGATGTCTGTCTGTTTCTTGCGGCCCATGGCGCGCTCCCGTTGATGTTGCTGCCTCCCCGCGCCGCGCGAAAGCGGAGCCGGTCACACGCACGACAACACGCAACTGGAACAGCGCCGCCCGAAAACTTAGGCCGCGTATAGAATTTCAGCGCTTGGTGACTTTGAAATTGCGCATCGAGTGGCGACGCATGATCTCAGCAACGATTGCTGCGATCGCGTCGCCGGACCAATCTCGACTGCCTTCCAGGTAGCGTTCGGCTGAACGAACCTCGCACTTGGCGTGGACCGCAAGATTTGGCGCCGTTTTCGTTGGCCAAAGCGCCTTCGCGATGTCTGTGAGCACGTCACCGACCATTTGGTCGGTAGCCCGTCCGTTTGGACGGTCGCTTTCCATCGACCGCTGCCCTGCGGTCGGCGACATAGAACGCATGAACTTCCCCCAAAACCTGACGCAACAAAACGCAACTGTAGGAGCGCCCCCATGGAGCGCATTCGGAATGTCGTCTCAGCAGCGCTTTGCATCGTCATCGCGCTCGCAGCGTATTGGTGGCTCGCGAACAACATTTCGGCGCGATGAGCCATGGACCCAGACGAACCGTCGGTCCTGCGCGGCCTCGCATACGCTGTCGCGTATGCCGCGTTCATCCTCGCGCTCAACTCATTCGCGGTCTGGGGCTGGCCTTGGATCAAGGCCGCTCTGCCAACCAAATTCTGGGGAGTGTTCTGAATGCGCGAATGGGTCGTTATCGCGCTCGCGTTCTTGGCGCTCGCGGCATTTACCGCGCTGTACTTCCGCTGATTCAGCTTCCTCGCCGCAAATACCGAGAGGTGGCCGGGTTGCGCAAATTCCACAGCACAATCTGAGGGGTTCCGGTTGCCTGTGGTCCCCGTCAAGTCGGGTACCCGACATAGTGACAAAAAAAAGTGTCTTGTTTGGAACACTTCTGAGGCGGACGATGCCACGCACAACCTACATTTTCGACCGCTGCTGCCGGGGGGCGTCGAATGGGAAGCGTCATCAAGTGGCCGAAGCAGCGACGTCATGGGCGCCGTCCCTCGGCCAAAGTCATCAGGCTGTCGGCCTGGCTGAAAGCAAGATCAAGTCGCATGGCTTTGCGCCGGCTGAGACGTGCTCGGAGCCAAGAAATCGTCGGCAGTCACAGCCCCGTCGGTCGCGTCCCGGATTTTCGCTAGTACCGGCCACTCGGGCGCTCGATCACCGGTTTTGTACCGATGGACGGACTGCCGCGAAACTCCGATGGAGGCCGCGAAGTCGGCATCGGAGATGTTGTGGCCAGCTAGATAGTCGGTGAGTTTCATGGCGCGGGAAATTGTCACCAATATGGTGACTTGTCAACCTCGCCAGTCACCAACTTGGCCCCTGTCCGATTGTCGCCAGTTCGGTGACAATTTGGGGATGGTAAAGAAAAAGCGCTCGGCGCCCCGTGCGAAGCCCGAAAAGGACAGCTTTTTGAAAGCGGCCCGTAAGGAAGCTGGATTGAGCCTTGAGGCGTTAGGAGAACTGGCCGGCACGTCGAGACAGCAGGTGCAGCGGCTTGAGAAGGGCACGCGGGGCCTGTCGCGCTCGTGGGCGGTACGCCTTGCGCAGCACGTCAACAAATCCCCAGAATTTTTGATGTTTGGCCCGCGAACGGCAGAGGTCGCGGGCTACGTGGGCGGCGGTGCGGAGGTGTATCCCATGGACGACCACGAGCCAGGCGCAGGACTTGAGGATGTTGAAATCCCGCCCGGCGTCCCTGAAAATGCAGTCCTGGTCATTGTTCGCGGGGATTCGATGTATCCCCGGTATTTTGACGGCGAATACCTGTTTTATGTCCGATCTGGCCAATCGCCGCGCGATCTCCTTGGCCGAGAATGCGTCGTCAAGCTTGAGGACGGCCGCACTTTCGTAAAGGTGCTGCGCCGAGGAGCCGACGACCAAACATTCAATCTCGAAAGCTGGAACTCGAACACGGCGACGATCGAAGATGCGGTCGTCGAATGGGCGGCGCCTGTCGTGGCCAGAGTCAATAAACAGAGGCGCGCGGCATGAGGCTCCTGCTCTGCGCAGCCCTCTTTTGGTCAACGGCCGCCGTCGGGCTGGAAGCACCAATGTCGCGCGGGCTAGTCACCGCCAAAACGTTCTGGGAGTACTGCGATTCCAGACAGAAAAACGAATTGGCCAAAGTTTGGTGCTACACGTTTATCTACGCAAATATTGACGCGTTAATTGTGATCTCTCAAGCGGTTAGCAAAGACGGGAAGGCCGACCGGGTGTGCCTTGGACATCGAGAGCCGCAGGCTGCGGCAGAGGCTGTTTTGGCCGAAATATCGAAGGTTCGCTCTACGCTTTTCGACGCAGCGATGATGGTCCAGGTCGGGATAGGTAGGGTTTTGCACTGCCCGCCACTCTAGTCACCGAATTGGTGACGAAATGGTTTGACACGTCACCAATTCGGTGACAAAAGTCCTCCATCGCTTCGGAGGACGCATGCCTAAAATCCCTGACCTCACAGCCACCACGATCCCCAGCGGATGGGCGCTACACCGCGGCCCGATGCTCCTTGGCAACGTATTCCGCGTCAACGCCGGGTGGGTGATCACCGGCCACGCCGGCAGCCGCCACCGCTGGCGCCGGTCCCTGCCCCGCCCCACCGCGGCTGCCGCCGCCCATGCTCGATGGAGCATCGGCAAAGCCGAGTTCGCCACAGCCGTCCTTCATGCATGTGAAACATCGGTGGCCGCATGAGCTCGCCCGCCCTCGTCGAGCATGAGGCCGACCCCCGCACACCGGGCCGCACGGCCTATCGCATCACCAGCCTCTACAGCCCCGGCGCCGTGCAGAACGCGGTTGCCGACCTGATGGGCGGCCCTGACGTGGCACGCGCGGAGTTCACCACCGTCCGCCGCATGCCGGCCGAGCGCGGCTGCCCCGCCTGCTGGATG